ATCTAATGATAGTTGGTCTTTAATCTTCTCATGCATAATGAGATATAGTCTTGATAAGTTAAGACCTTTAGCCATTGGATCATCCAAAGAGCAATATAAACTAGCTTCTGCTTGTAGGAGTTTATCTTCTCCTCCACTTCTACTTCTAAGTCTTACTGGTAGATCAACTGGAGCAATTCCAACCTTCTTAAGCGGTACGCGAGCTCCTGGAAGGACTGGATCTATTTGTGGATCTGGTAAGTCGTCTGTATAGAAATCTTCATCATACGAGAAGATTGTTCCTGGCATCTTTTTACTGTAATCAATATTCGGCATTTAGTGGTTTCTCCATGTTAATAACTGTTGCGGAGTTAGACTCGTGTTCTCTAACTGTAACACTTTCGACCCAACATCTATCTCCATACTTGTCTGCTATTATACTTGATGCTTTATCAAAAGTCAACTCTGCAAATCTTTCACAACCAACTGCCTCTACTTCTCTAAGGTCTACGAGGTTCTTATCTGCTAATTCTACAAATGTATCAAAGTGTGGATCATCTGTTGCAATAAGATATGTGTGGTCAAACATATACTTTAACCATTCCTTTAGTTCTTTAAGACCTCCAAAGTCTACAACCCAGTTCTTTTCGTCAAGTGACCTTGATCCAAACTGAAGTTCAAATTGAAGAGCATAACCATGTATTAGATTACAATGACTATCTGCTCTCCATTGTCTAAATGCACAGCTGTGGCCAGTGCTGTGAGTATAAGTTTTGCCACTTAAGAATCTTTTTGTTGCCATACTATCTTTACTCCTCTTCTAACTAACTCATTACGAATCTTTTGTTTTACCTTTCTCTTGGTATTGTTATTGTTTAACATTTCAAACAACGCATCTTTCGATTGGTTCTTTGCATATGTGTGCTCGATAGATTTCTTTTTGGTAGCTCTATCAATCCGTACTACACTTGGTTTTAATTTTACTGGGCTCATTGTGCTAATCCTATAATGTTAAATAAACTTCCAGGATTTTCAGACACTGCTTTATAATCCTGTTCATCAGGTCTAGAGTTTCCACTGATACTGATTCGTTGATCTCCACTGATGTTCTTTTTAGTAAAATGAGGTAGCCAGTTAGGAAATACAATTAACTTTCCTACTTCTGGTTCTGCTTCCCAGCTAACAAACTTATTGTGTACTGTTGTTTGCCATACTATGTTTCCTGCTTTTGGTTCTGTCTTGCTATAATATACCCATGATAGATGTGATGGTGTACCAGGTTCATCATGAGTATGAATCATTGTTGATTCGTTTGGATCTAATATATGTGCCCATTGATTATAGGTCTTGAAATGTTTAACTATATCTTTTTGTATTGCTTTATCTACTTCTGCGATCAAATGATTACATGCTTCTGTTTCTGGAAAGAAACTATCTTCTGCAAAAGTATTACCTGCATCATCATCCAACTTCATATCTCTTCTAGCTAATACATCTTTGTTTATTTGTTCGTTGTCTATTCCATCTAAATTAGTTGTGTAATAGCTCATCATGAATATTGGTTGAAACATACTATACTCCTATCAAATTTCCCCATAAGTAAGTGTGCACTCTTGCACTTACTCTATAACCTCTTTGGTATGCCATCCTTGCAACATCACCATCGTGTACTTGTTGTCCTTCTACTGTAGCACCACTTGGCATAATCCATATAGGCCAATCGACTCCAGCATCTCTAAACTTCTTAACAGTCTCATCTAACTCTTCCCAAGCTCTTGGATCACCAGTTAGTACAAACTTCAGATATCCTTTATCTGCAAACTTCATATACTCTGCTACTACTTCTGGTCTAATAGCTCTCTTAGTAGTCTCGCCTGCAACTGTAAACAATTTAGGACTACATGATATCATTAGCTCACCAGGATAGTTCTGCCAAAACTCAACAAACTCTGCTCTAGGCATTTGTGTACCATTAGTCTCATATGTAATAAACTTAGGATAGTCTCCATCATATAGATAGTGTTGCATAACTTCCATAGTACATAACTGTGCATGTTTCATTAGAGGTTCTCCTCCAGTAAAGCACATATGTCTATCTAACCACTTACCTTCGTTATGTTCATTAGTAAACTCAGCTCTTATCTTATCAGCTATCTCTCTTGATGTGAACCTATGTTGCAAGTGTTTAAACTTCTTAGACCAAGAGTATGAACTATCACAACCATATTCCCATACAGGTAGTTCTTCTAATCTATTGACTTCTATAATATCAAAGTCTTTGTATGGTAGTTTGTATGTACTTGGATCTGTTGGATCATCTTGACTGAAACCATTACATTGTAAGTTACAAAGATAGAATCTTAACCACGCAGTCGGATATCCAGTATACTCTCCCTCACCTTGTATTGAGTCAAATATTTCTGAATAAGCGTATTCGTTGTTATGCATCTTTGATTGTGTCATCCGGATTCCATTTTATCTCTTCTTTTAGTTGTGTAATCCAATTACTAACTCTTTGATTAGTTAGATTAGATTCGTTGTCTTCATCAATAGGTAGACCATAGAATAAACCATCTTCATCTACACCTTTTGATTCTGGATACTCATATCCATCTTGTGATACTCTACCATAGAGTGTACCACCATTAGCTAATACTACTTCAGCCATCATACCTAGAGCATCTACAAAGTTATCTCCATAACCAATTTGATCTCCTAGGCCATACAATGCAACTCTTTGTCCTGTAAAGTCAACGTCACGAAATGTCTCATAGTAATCATTCCAATCATCTGAATACTGACCATACTCATCTAGTCTAGGTTCACACCAAGTAGGTGCACCTATGATTGTAAGGTCACAGTCTGTCCAATCTTTTTCTTCTACTTGAGATAATGATTTCATAGAACACCAATAGTTACTTACAGCTAATGTTCTTAATATTTGTTCACCCACTCTTTTAGTGAACCCTGTTTCTGTTCCATATATTAGATTTACTTTCATCGTTTCTTTTTCTTTTGTTGTGCTAATAATCTTTTACGTTGTCTTCCAACTTTCTTGATTAGCTTTTGTTGCTTTTCTTTTGCTCTCCTTAGAGCAAACTCCCCTATACCATCTAAGAAGTTTTCACCTTCCATATGTTCATATTCATGTTGGAAGATTCTTGAAGTCATACCACTGTATCGATGTACTGATGCTTTACCTGTTGCATCAAAGTATCTACATCTAATCATCTCAGGTCTTTTCTTCTTAATATATAAACCAGGATATGATAGACAACCTTCGTCTAACATTAACTCTTCACCAGCATATGCTGTTATCTTTGGATTGAAACATACAATGTCTCCAACCATAACAAATACTCTATAAGGTAATCCTACCTGGTTAGCTGATAAACCAATACCACCAAAGTGTTTCATATGCTCTAACAAATCTTTACTTAACTCTTCAGGATCCACAGGTGGATTGTTGAAGTCAAATAGTTCTAATTTGTTCTGTAGCAATGAGTCATTAGAAGGTATTAGGTTATACTTTTTCTCAAACTCTTTCTTTGTCATTCTACTATTCTACTAAAGTTCTTGTGTTTCTCAAACTTGATTACATTACTAAATTTATCTAACAGCTGATCTGTCTTATGGCTTATTATAATGATATTTGTATCAGAAGTCAACTCTTTTATTATCTTTAAGAATTCATCAGTACCTTGACTGTCTAAACTACTGTCAAATATCTCATCCATAATCAGGATATTTGTACTTGCACTGTTCTTTAACTTAGCAATTGCTCTCCATGTAAACAATAATGCTAAGTCAATTCTCATCTTCTCACCTTCTGAGAATGATGAATACACAAAGTCATCTCTATGTCTTGATCGTATTGTTTCTTTGAAGTCTTCGTCTAAGTTAAAGTCTACAAAGAATTCCATAGCAGCAAGATACTTGTTAATGAGTTTATTCATAACAGGTACATACTGTTTAATAATCCTTGACTTGATACCAGTATCTTTTAGTAGTATCTGTGCCGTATTGTAGATAGATGCTTTACGTCTATAATCTATCTTACGTTTGTTTGTCTCTTCTAAGTCAGCAGTTAGTTCAGTTAGCTTTGTTCTTGCCTTACCATCTTCTCCAGCTTCAACTTGAATCTCATCCAGCTCAGCTTGTAGGCTTTCAATAACTTCTTCAATCGCTGCAGCAGTTGATCCTTTGTTGGAAGCACTCGTGGCAATTCTATCTGCTTCTTCTTTAAGGTCTTTGAGTTTCGTGACTCGTTCAGAGCTCTTACCAATTTCCTGTTCGAGCTGCTTAAGGCCGCTAGTTGTCTCGGAGATAGCTGTATTAGATTCTTCGATTTGCTTTTGTTTGAATTCATGTGCTATCTCCTGTCCGCATGTATCACAACTATCGTTCTCTTCATAGAACTTGAGTTGCTTCTTCAGCTTGGTTAATTTACTTTCTATTTGAGTTTCCAACGATAAGAATTGTTGGATCTTATTACTAACTTCTTCTAGTGGTGCAGCTTGTTCAGCTAACATCCTAGACTGTTCCACAAGAGCTTGCTGTTCGTCAACAAGGTTTTCTACTTCTTGTGTTCTTTCATTTATCTGATTCTGGATCTTGAGAATTTGATCCTCTTGATCTTGGTTTACTTTATCAATATACTCCTGTTGTACTTCTATCTTTTCATTGATTAGGTTTACTTGATACTCTACATCTTGTAAGTCTTTAGCGTTCTCACTTATCTTATCTTTTAGTATACCAGCCATCACACTAAAGATTTGTATGTCTAATAAGTCTTCAATAACTACTCTTCTATCAGCAGTCTTAAGTTGCATGAAAGGAACAAAGTTTCTTGAACCAAGTACTACAATCTGTGTAAAAGATTTGTAGTTCATCTTAAGTATCTGTTGCTCTAATATCTTTTGATAGTCTTTTGTATGAGCTTCTTGGTTAAGTAGTTCACCATTCTGATACACTTCAAACTTTCTCGGTGCATGGCCTCTACCTACTTTGTAATGATTACCACCGACCTTGAATTCTACTTCTACGTATAAATGTTTCTTGTTTATACTGTTTACAAGTTGTGGATTGTTTACCTGTCTAAAAGGTTTCATATACAAAGCATATGATAATGCATCTAAGAATGTAGACTTACCTGCTCCATTCTCACCAATGATCAAAGTATCTTTGTGTTGGTTAAGGTTAATCTCTGTCCAGGAGTTTCCATATGACAGGAAGTTCTTGAATCTAATCTTTTCAAAAATTATCATAATATATTAGTTACTAATGCTTAATGCTTCGTCGTATAAATTTCTCAATAATTGTTGTAGATCAACTCTATCATTCTTGATCTCTAAGTTGTCTACATAGTTGTTAAGTATTGTTAATGTATCTTCTGCTTCATCTACTATATCTTCATCATCTTCCATATCTAAATGCAAGTGATCTTGTACTACTTGTATGTGTAATGGATCAGCTGCTTCTAGTTTCTCTATGTAAAGATCAAACAATGTAGGATTGTCTTTAGTTTTTATTACTACCTTTACACTACATCCTTCAAAGTCTTTAAACTGTTCTGTCTGTTGTAGCAGACCAGCCATATCTAAATCTGTATCATCATACCATACCTTATGGAATAGTATATGAGGATTAGGTACAAACTCTAATGTCCTTGTTACAGTATCTAAGATATGAAAACCTTTCTGATCGTTGTAGTCACTCCAAGTCATCTCATAAGGACAACCAAGATAGTTTACATTACCAGTTGTACTTTTATGATGATAGTGTCCGCTACATACTAATTCAAACTTCTTTAACCACTTATCAGATATACCATGGTCAATGAATCCACCTTTGTACATTTGATAACCAGATAACTCTAAGTGTCCTAATAGTATTTGTGCTGATGTCTTATCTGCCATTACAAATGTTTCTTCTTCATTAGCTTGACAGATCCATGGTACTAACATAATCTCTGTACCATCTATTTCAATAACTTCTGGTCTTGTATATGTAGTGATGTTTTCATACTCTTCCATTAACAGATCAACACTATTGACTTCTAATGTATTCTTGTATACGGAATCATGGTTACCAACTATAACATGCAACTTGATATCATTGTCACGCAATGGTTGGAAGAACATTTCTCTTGCTCTTTTTAAGGATGTGAAAGATATATACTTTCTACGATCGAAAGTGTCACCAAGGTCAATAACAGTATCAATACCCCTACGCTTAAGTTCTGGGAAAAAAATGTTCTCATAGAATTTCTCAAAGTGATCATGTACTCTTTTACTATCATTTCTTGCTCCAAAGTGTTGGTCTGTAATTAAGGCTACTTTCATTCAGCAAATTTCTCCAATCCTGTTTCTTTCTTTTTCTTCTTTCTTGCTTCCTTCTTCTCAGCTTCTTTTCTTTCAAAGTTTTCAACGAAGTCAGTCATGTATGGTGTATCTAAATTAACATATGCACCTTGGTCTCCTTGTTCTGGATTACCGTCTGTGCTTGCTAACTCATCATAGATAACACTTCTTTCTAATGACTTATGTTTAATGTAGAGTTGTTTCTTTTCTCTTTGTATCCTTCGTAGGAATGCATAATATATAATTTGAGTGAAGTACGCAAAAGGATTATTAGACTTCTCCGGATTGAAGTTGCCGATATAATTTACGCAGTTCTCTATTCCATCACTTATCATTTCATCACGATAAGTATAATTTATAAAGTTTGGTTTGGTAGATAATCTAGTTGATATCTTCAATAGACACTCACCAATATACTCAGGTATTCTTGGCTTGTCTCCATCAGACTCTTCTGCTTCTTTCACTGCATCGAGATAGTTCTTCATCTCTTCATACAGCTTCTTGTTATCTACATAATGTTCTGATTTAGCTCTTGGCATTAGTGTATAGTCGTGTTAGCTTCCTCCGTGATCGAGTCATCTTCAAACAATTCCTCTCGTTCCGCTAACATTCTCTCCTCAGTTCTTTTTAATATTTCTTCTAACTTTTCTTGTTCTTGCAAAGAGATTATAGGTCCTCTCTTTCCACTAAAGTTCTTATAGTGTTGAATAGTATTGTCCTCTAAACCATATTTCAAGGCAACGATATTCTTGCGTTCTATGTCGATTTCATTGTCTTTTGTAAACATTAGCCAATGCGAAACCGATAACATTGGACCAAATGCTGTGTTTTGTTTATGTACTAATACTGGATTGATTAATTTTAGATGCAGTGGATTAGTACCTGGCTCTACTTGAGCTATAAGCTCTTCGCCTGATACTAGTTTTATAGTTGCTATATTATCCATTAATGCTTTAATGCCACCTTATAAAGTTTGTAATCAAACTTCTCTTCGTTATACATTTTTATTCTTTCTGCAAAGTGATCTAATGTATAGTTTCTCTTTGACTTCCATGCAAGGTTATCTGCAATGTCAAACAAGGTTGCGACCTCTTTACCTTCTCCAGTCCTAAGTCCTCTACCAATTGATTGCAAGACACGAATCCTGCTTTTACTTGGTGAACAGAATACAATGTTGTGCAAGCGCTTGATGTTAACACCAGTACTAAAAGTACCAAAACTTGCAACAATGATAGCATTCTCTTCTTGTTCAACAATGTGTCTGATTTCTTCTCTCGCATCACCATCTACCTGTCCACTTACAAAAAATACTTTACGATCTTTTTCTACAGAATCTTTTATAGCATTTTGTATTTCACCATGTAAAATAGTTCCATGCTTCTCAACAAATTGATAAAGCATTAGAGTATTGCCATTTAGACTCATTGCTAAATTTCTAAGGAACCTATTTCTTGATTCATTACGAACAAGAAAGTCTACCTCGTCTTGGTATTTATCATCCTTATGCAACTTTTTTACTTCATCTGGATAGTCTAACTCTATACACTTAACATTAAATTCTGATAGTGTTCCTTTATCAATAAGTTCTTTAGTAGTAACAACTTTTTCTACTGCACCAAACAATCCTTCTAATACTAATTTGTGTGTTAGTGTTCCATCTAATGTTCCTGTGAAACCAAACTTGTATGGTGTCGTCAATGTTTTAGTCATGATAGATGTTAAACTTTTACTCTTAAACAAATGAGCTTCATCACCTATAACAACATCAAACTGTTCGAACCATTGCTTTGGCATCTTATGTATAGATTGCCATGTACTAATTGTTATTGGATTGTCTGTTTCTTTTTCCGCACCAGCTGAAATCATATGTGGCTCACCTTGATAACCATACGACTTTATATCTCCAGCCATTTGTTGTACTAATGATATAGTTGGTACTATGATTAATGTCTTCTTCTGTAGATATGCTGCAAGTAGATATATGATTAATGATTTACCACTAGCTGTAGGTGATAACATTAATGCTCTTTTCTTTTTTACTGCATGAGCAAATGCATCTAATTGATAGTCTCTAACTTCAAATGGTAAGTCTAATGTGCTTGCAAATTGTTTTGCTTCTGCTATACTAAACTCTTCATCATTGTATGCTGGATCTATCTCTAAAGGATAGTCTCTTTCTGCACAAAATCTTTTTACGTGATGAAGTAATCCAGAATAGATTCTTCTTGTTTGAGGATTGAATAGTCTTATCTTACCATCCCAAAACTTATTTCTAACTGCTGGCATATATTGCATACCAGGAACAGTGAATGTAAAGTAGTCCTGTAGTTCAAAACATGAACCACCATCACAATCAATCTCCATGTAAACTTCGTTTACTTTTTTAACAGTTAATGTGTCCATTAGATTCCAACTTTAAACTTCTCCCATTGGATAGCTGCGTTGATATTGAATCCTCTATTGTTTAGTGATTTGATAATAGACTCTAAGAAGTCTACTTTCTCTTTTTGATATGCAACCTTAAGATTGTTGTCAATCCAATTCTGGTCTGCATCAATGTGAATACCTAAGTCTGCTTTTAGTATTCTTTGGTTTACTTGATCCCAACCTCTATCTTTTAACTCTTCATAGTCAAAGTTTCCTTGGTAGTATTCCCATAAGTCTTTCCACAATTGCTTAGATTGTTCTTGTAGTTTCTTTAGTACTAATCTCTCTGTAGAGTATATTTTAAAATACTTAGAATGCAACTGAGGGATCCTAGTTGCTTCATTACCAAGTTCTGTTCTATCGACAGGTGCGTCTTTAGACCAGGCTGTCTGTATCTCTTCTAGCGTCATATTTTTTCTCAAAGTATAATCGTATAGTTGCTTTTCTCCATACAGCTACAAAAAATAATGTTACTGTAGTGGCTATTGTAATCTGTAATGCATTAAAAGACAACAGTTCAAGACAAATATATACGATTATAAAGTTCAATGGAAACATAATAAGAGTACCTAGAAATGTATCTACTACTGCTTCTCTAATCGCTCTCTTCTTTCTTTGTTCCAACATACCAATCCTTCACTGTATTGACTCTGAATGATCTATATGCTTTTTTATCTAATGACCACACGACAAAGTTATGGCTGTCTGGTGTCATTTCATTTATAACAATAGCTCGTTCAGCAATCACATCATTCAAAGTACAAGGCATAACTCTTAGTTCGCCTGTATCGATCTTTGTAAATTCAACTGTCACAATTCCTTTCTTAGCTTCTGCTAAGAACTTTTCTGGGTTTTTCATATCTTCCTTAGATTATATCAAAAGTTCTATATCTAAATGTTGCAGTACATTCGATATAGTCAATGTCATTTACTTGAGTTGTAAATGGTAAATCCGAGAGGGATGATGGGTATAAATCTCTAAAGATTACTTCCTTGTTAGGGTTCATTGCACTGTTCAATACAAACAATGTACCGTCACTGAACACGCCATCGTCTCCTCCGGGATTCGTATTCTGCTTATTCCAAGCAGTTGATTCGTCGAAGTCGTCAACACGTGTTATGGATTTGATCCAATTATATAATTCAACATAATTGTTCATGTCCTCATCTACTCTAAACGTAATAACTAAATCCTGATATGTAACTAAGTCACCAGGGTATTTGAGTTTAGCACTAAAAGGAGTGCCCACTTCAATCATTCCAACATCTACTGCAGGCAAGGCTACGTTCTGGATAAAGTAGTTCACATTAGGAAGTTTCTTTATCATAAACTTAGCACCTACATTAGATAGGAAGTTCGTGTTATTAGGTTGTGTAGAAAAGTCTGCCATAACAGTATTTATAATACCTTAAAACGAATTCAAAGTCAACTTATTTAGAGTTAACAAACTCATTAAGTTCTGCAGCAACAGCTATAACATCAGCTGCTGTAATCGACTTAACGGGTAGTGGTTTCTTATCATCGGGATGATTGTCGTTATGATTATACGTAGCGTCAATCTTCCTTTGTAAGTTATCGTAGAGTATGCCCTGAGCCATACTTAATAGATCGGCACGAATCTCGTACCCTGATTTTCCATTTGCCATAATATCCTCCTGTGTGTGTGTTTATGACTGATAGTATTATACTACCATGGAGGTATTTAGGTCAACGGCTTCATACTGAATTCGTTAATTTTAATTTGTCTTTCTGTTTGAGTGAACTTAACCATCTTTCTCCAATCATCTTTTCTTGTAGATGCAAACAACATACCTTTGACGATTGTAATATTATCAGAAGTATAGTTATCAAACGTCTCTGGTTTACAGAAGTTGTTGGGAAGAGATTTGAACTCATGTGTTTTTAGATCAACAACTATATCAAATCCAGCATTAGGATCTGTACCAAAGATACTTCGATCATCAAATATACAAAACAATGCTTCACCTTTTCCAGCTTGTACATTGCCAGGTATCCATTTCATAACTCTTTCACTAAATGGTTTATACAAGACGTGACCTGATACATGCTCATGAACTAACGAATCAAAATGTCTTAGCTTTCCATCTATTGGAATTTCTTTAAGTTCATGTATCTCAAGTGAGTCAATAAATCC